TCCAATTTTAGATTGTCTTTCTTTTTCTAATGCTGCCTCTGCTGCGGCTATCTCATTCTTTTCTTTTAATTCTGCAGCTGCAGAATTAAAAGAAAAGAATGAGATAGCCGCAGCAGAGGCAGCATTAGAAAAAGAAAGACAATCTAAAATTGGAACTGGAGAAGGTTTTGATATGGGTCAGTTAGGAGCTCAGAACGCAGATATTATGGCAGACTTACAGGCTCAAGGTTTCCAATTACCTTCCGCAATTGCTCAAACTAATGTGTCAAATAATTCAAGTAATTCTCAATCAACTACTATTGTAACAGAAAGACCTTCGCGTTCATCTACAATTCTTAATAGTTACAATTCCGCAATATTTAGGTAAAACTATGGGCAAAATTAGACAATGGTTCCGTGATTGGTTCGACAGAGAAATAGAAAAGTCCTTTCAACGCAAAGCAAATAAACTTCACGGTAAATAAAAAAAAGGTCTCTTTCGAGACCTTGAAAAAACATATTCTATTTTATTCTATAAGGACGTGTCCTATTTAAAGGAGCTCTCCTTAATTATCTTGTGCCAATTTGGCAAAGTAAGATAAAGTGTCCTCTCCATCATCACTAGCTTCTGGAGTATCCATGGCTGGTGAATCGTTAGATGACATAGTTGGTGCTTCCATCACATCAGCGACTACTGGTGCAGCTGCAATTGGTCCAGCCTCAACACCTAAAACTCTATTTAACTTAGTCTTTAATTCGTCATAAGTTTTATAGTTTTCAGGAGTAAGGAATTCTTGAAGTGAATATAGTTTCCCATATACTTCTTGCAACCTAGCCTCATCGCCATCATATAAAGAAGATTGTTTTGCAAACTCTGACTTATCATAGTTTACCCAACCTTCTACTTTTCTGATTTTAATTTTAAAATCAGCACCTTCCCAGAAGTCATAAGGATTGATAGGAGTCTCATCTTCAAAAGCAGGTTGCATAGCTTCCATTACTTTATCAAAGATTTTCTTACCAAATTTATAAAGAAATACTTTTCCTTCATTTTCTGGATTAGCAGTATCAGAAACAACTAGAACATTACTTACATAATGTAAACGTCTTTTTCTTTCTCTTGCAATAGCTTTATCCTCATCTCTACCAGAATTCCATAGAACAGAGTTCATCTCTGATACAGGATCCTGTTGACCGATAGAAGTTAAAGAGTTTTCGATATACCATAGACCGTTAGGACCTTTAAAGCCATGATCCCAATATCTTACCCATGGAAGGTCTTCGCCTTCTTGAGCGGGTAGGAATCTAACTACGGCATAACCGTTTCCTGCTTTATCTCTGGTAGGTTTCCAAAATCTATTATCCTCGTAAGAATTAGATTCTGTTTTAGTGGTGGATACAGCTTCCGCTGCCTTTACGAGTTTGTCTATTGACGAGCCTCGCATGCTCTTTAGATTTTCTAATGACATATTTTTCTCCGTTTCATCATTGTATTACTGAATTGTCCACTTTATACATAATATATACTTTATATTATAACACATTATGTGTTATTTGTAAACCCCTTTAATAATAAATTTTTACATTTAATATCATCAAAGCTTACGAATGGCTTATACTTCTCAATCCTCCTTTTAATATCTGGCCATATAATGGTATCAGATATCTTCTTTGATTCACGAGGTATAAACCCTAGTAATGAGTCAAGAATAACAACTGTTTCCAATGATATATCTTCTTGCATCATTAACTGTATTACGAGAGGTAGTTGACCATTATAAGATGTAAAACACTTATCAAAATCAAGTTCACTCTCCGTTAATATATTTATATCGACCGAGAACACTCGATGGATACTTTCTTTAGTTCTTTTATATTTATTATAATTATCATCTCCAACTTCATTGACCATATCTCCAACATAAGATACACCCACTTTAAAGTTGGCCACGTAGTAACCTAATAAATCATTACCATAATTCTTTGCAATCTTTGCAAAAAAGTATTTATCTTTTCGTTTAAAAAAGGATTGAGGGCTAACATTAGATTTATAGTTATACTTTACTGCGTCATAATCTGTTTCGAAGTGTAGTCGCAGCGCATTATATAGTTTATAAGAATCAAATGGTTCTGTCATAATCTACCCGTCCAGTGTAACCACCAGCGAAAGTATCTTCTTCCTTCGCCATAAGCTGCACTTTTTAATTTATTATAAATCATAATCACTTCCTGACTTCTCCACTTTTGAAAGCTTGATAGTTACTAGCCAATCTCTATAAGGAACTGGATCTTCTGTTATCTCTAAGTACTCTTGGTATTCTTCTTTGCTTTCTTTTGATTTTGTCATAGCAGTAACCCAACCGTCTGAGTTCTTTTGCCATTCTTTTGAATTAACCATGTAATCATGCCATAACTGTTTCATTATATAGGTAGTTTATTTCCTATTTTCTTTCCGCGAATTAAGTTTAATGACGATGCCTCTTCCTCTATCTTTGACTTTAATGAATCTGATAGTAGTCTTTTAAGATTCGTGTATGGCATTCCTCTTTCTTCTATAATCATAACTGCTGCATCTATATAAGATACATTTTTAGTTTCAGAAACTAACTTCTCCACAGCCATAGAAAATCTTTTCTTTGTCATTATTTTGTGTTCAAACACTTCCTTTTCTTTTTTAATCATAATATCCTAAGTAGTATACAATCACCATTTACTCGTCCATTAGGGACATTAATTTTAGTAGTGATTTGCTCTTTCCAAATCTTTTCAATTTGTCTTTGAGTTTTGGTTAACATTAAAGGTAGTATTACTTCTGGTTTCCTTAATTTAGTACACCTTGATAATTTACTATCAAAATTCTTAATAGTAGTTCCACCTACTTCAAACCCTGCAGTCGCAGTAGTTACATATTCATATAAAGTTCTATTCTTAGTATTAAATATTAAGAGAGTTGAAGAACCAGGAATACCAATTGGACTAATCGAAGTCAATTTATATTCCATATCTTCTACTTTATATTTTAAATCTTTTACTTGGACATCAGTGGCCTTTCTTTTCTTAATTCTAGGACCTCTTTCAGCTTTATAAGATAATTTTAATTTATCTAAATCAGAGTAAATAGTATCCATCTGTTTTACCATTTTCTTCTTATTCGCAAGACTAATATGTGAATATGCCTCTACAGCCTGATCACATGTTTTGTTTATTGCGTCATTAATGACTTCATATTCATCATCAATTATTCTTTTAAATGGGGCGATGGCATTACTTTTTAGTCCAGCCTCTTTGAAAGCTGCAAAGACATCTATAGAATTATTAAATTGATTCTCCATCCAACCATCAACAATCTGTGTGTCCCATAATTCATATACAGTATCCATGACTTTTCTACGAGTTCTTTCAACTGGTGATATTACAGGAGGTGCATTTTTCTTTTCTTCTTTCTTAACTCCTATAATAGTTTTACCATATTTAATTACTTCAAGTAGATATTCTTTGGCCATTTCATGTTGTTGTTCAGTATGTTCCCAACCTCTAAAGTGTAATCTGCATACAGCCTTTACATTTAAAATTAGTCTCCAATCTTCTACTTGTTTTAATGCCTTTATTTGTTCTTTATTAAACTTACATACTTCTTCAGCATACTGTATTACAAAAGGAACATAGTCCTTAGTTTTATAGAAATAATTATACCAATGAGCCCCTTTGGTCCATTGACACATACTTTCTGATTTTGATAGATTAACTGATTCACCAGGACCCCAAAGAGGTTCTGGTCCCATATACTTATCGTCAAGTGTTACTCTTTTTTTTCTTAACTTTGTTCTTACTTTATTAATTGCCATAGTATTTTCTTAATTAAAGTGAGGGTGGTACCTTTGAGTAAAATAAGGAGTAAAGGAACCAACCCTCGAAACTTATTTAATTATAGGTGTCTCCTTTATACCCATTACCCAATTCTCTGCACAATCCTCGGACCACTTTTCTGAGTGGTCAGGGTACCATTCAATACCTAGATTGTTATTCTGATACATAAATCTCACACCGAAAAAGTTTTTCTTTTCTCCTACAGTGCGGATAACATCAGCTCTCTTCTCGCCCTCAACATAAGTTGAGTATTCCATATAATCATATACTGATTTTTTTCCTTCTCTCTTAGACATTAGTTATCGTCTCCATCTTTATTATTTTTATATAATGATTGGCCTTTAGAATTTGCTACGACTTCAGATGAGCCAATAAAAAAAGCAAATGCCAATACACAGATTAGTATTTGAATAAACATTTCCATATTATTTTCCTATATGTTTAATGTCACTCTTAGGAATGACTTGGTATGCACCTTTATTGTATGCCGGTGCAACCGTAAAATTTTTACTCTCGTCCAACTTCCAACTTTGGTCCTCTATCTTTTCATAGGACGTAAGTGGAGCGGATGGGTAATGCTTAGTTTCTCGTACTATAGCATTATCTTTTGGGGTCGACCAATTATAGTCGGCCATTGTTTTATTCTTAGATTTTGACATAGATATAGTTTTACGTTTTTTACCTGATGGACCATATCTAAGTGACCCTGCATAAAAATTAGTAACTGACATTAGTTCTTTCTCCTCCACTCAGCAATAAGGTCATCACCTTCTAGCCTTTCACCGAAGGTATGTATTACCTGGCCGCCTTGACTTCTTTCAATCAGACCATTATTATATGATCGGTCAGTAACTGATTTACCATTTTCTGTATCGCCTGGTCTATCATCGTAGGCCATAGAACTAAGAGAATGCACGTGTATTTGAGCAACACCTGATGCCCATTCTTCTGCGGCAATTAATTGTCTTTGCCTTTCTACTACGTTGTCATATTCACTCATGATACTACTTCCTTACATCTTTTTGGGTTTTGAATGTTTTTTACAAGTTGCTTTAGTTTCTTGGTCCACATCATTTTAAATCCTGGATCACATGCCCTTTCTCTTACAGTGAGAAGAGCCTCTATTCTTTGCACATCGAGTTTCATTTGTTCTATATTAGTTCCAGTCATCATGTTCCTTCATAGCGTTATATGTTTCCATATAACTGGATCCATCCAAATAAGCCTGTGTTTCTTTTTTAGAGTAATACATATTTTCCTCTTTGAAACATTCTAAAGAACCAGGAGCTTGTTTGCCTGCCTTCTTTACTTGTTTAGTTAAATAGTTTTTAGGTCTTGAATATACCTTTCTTACAGTGGCCTTAAATTCTTTTTCGGCCTCAATTTTTGCTTTTTCTTCTAGTAAAGCTTGTTTTATATCATTAAAATCCATACATAATCTCCTTCATATTTGTATAACATATATTATAACACACTTTTAACCAAATGTAAACACTTTTTTTAAATTAATTTGTCAACATCTGTACAAAGTTATTAATTAAGAACATGAGTCCTACTCCATTCAATAGAATTAAAGCTCTGTCCTTCCACATAATTGCAACTATTAACCATAGGAAGATACCTACTAACGATAACGTTAGGTCATAAAATTGCATACCCTCTACTCCACGAATACTCATTGCAAGTAGAACGAAGACCGAGGCGACCCATTTTAAATACCAGTCAACAGTAAATTTAGGTGTTGCTGATTTATAAATTCTTTTACTATTCTCTAATTCCTTTTTATCAAACTTTGTCATTACTTTACCCATACATGATTATATTTTTTAGGATAGTTATCGCAAGTGTAATTAGTATCATTATAATTAATAACTTCAACACATTCACCTGTACTATGACTAACATGAACATCTGGTAAGTCTAATGCACTATCGAATGCAAAAGCCAATAGTAAAGGTATTGATATTACTATTGCAATTTCTAAAATATGGTCTTTTATCCAATTTTCCATTATCCAGTCCTCATATATTTTTCAACAGGTTTTAACTCAATAAACTTTCTACGAGACTTTGAAAATTGTTTCATAGGAGATTTAAATTGAGTGTACTTTTTTGTGCCTGTGGCCTTAAAGCCGACACAATGTCCTTGTTCGTTTAAAATGTAGGTGTGATTAGGAACTTTATATCCTACATCGTCCCAATTAGTTATTTCTTTAAGAGCCTTCATATACTACTGTCCTATTTCCTATTTGACCAAATGGTTGTTCTAGTATTTGAACTATAGAACAATGGTTATCATTTTTTAAATCTTCTTTATGACATTCGCCACGCATCTTTGAGATTACGTCGACATCACTTTCTGCCCATACATATTTTTCTACTTGAACTACATATCTTTTCATACAAAAGCCTCCCAACAACCTGAAACACCTATCGCAGAGTTATCACAACCCTGGCCGTCAAACCACCATTCCATGTTTAATTCTTTAAATGATTTTAAGTAAATAATTGTAGAGAACCATACTCCATGTTTCTCACCATATTCATTTGTTTCACAAAATCTACCTTCGATAAAATCTTTACCGACATTTTTAACAAAACCCTCATAGTTTACACCTAACTGTGTATACCTAAAAGAATCATATTCACTTACTATTTCTAACATTTTTACTCCTTTTTTTACCTTATACAACCATTATACACTATTTCGAACCAAATGTAAAGTGTTTTTTTAAAAAAAAGTATATATTTTTTATATATAAAAATGGGTTATAAACCTAGTTGTTTTTTGTGTTCTTTCCAGTAGTCAGCGTGTTTGTTGATACTGTTAGGATATATACTGAAAGACTTTGCATCTTCCATTAAAGTACTTAATCTCATTGCGTCATATCTAGGACCTCTGTATCTGATCCTACCTTTTCCTTTTGCGTTTAGAACGTCTGGATGGTATCTATATTCCATAGGGATACCTTTGTGACTGGCCTCTTGACCTTTACTGGGATTGATGTAGTTATCTAAATTAAACATATTACTCCTTTTCTTTAATTTATACAACCATTATACACTATTTTGAACCAAATGTAAAGTGTTTTCTTAAACTTTTTTGTTACAATTGTGTTACATTTTATAACTAAATGTTATAAAAGACCAACTTTATTCATGACATCTAGGTTATTAACAACTGCTATAGTTAGTAGACTATTTGCCACTATCATTTGATCATTATCATATGTGTGCCATATAATACTACCCATCAATAGTTTTAATACTACTATTTCACCTGCTGATGGTCTTTTTCCGAGAATAGGATTTGCCTCGTAAACATAAGGACTTTTAAGACCATGGTAAGTTGTAAGTGCGTCCATTGTATTAATGAAGATAAAGTACGATTGTGTTTTTACTTTGTTATTAAGGGGTAAAAATTGTAACCCTTTCGGATTTACCTTTAACTTGTATGTTATCAACTCGAGAGAAGCTTCTCTCTTTACACTTTCCAGCAGTGAATTGTGATAACAACACTCGAACCCCATCATAATTTCGTGTTTGGCCTTCGAGTCTAGCCGCGAGATTAACGGCATCTCCAATGACGGAATAGTCAAATCGAGATTCTGATCCCATGTTTCCGACGATGCAGTCGCCGGTATTGATACCAATGCCAACATCAATACGAGGTAACCCCTTTTCTTCAAGTTCTTTAATAAGTTCATCTGCGGCCTCTAATATTTCTATTGATGTATCTACGGCTAATTCCGCATGATTATTACAAGGTAGAGGAGCATTCCAAAATGCCATGATACAGTCTCCCATATACTTGTCAATTGTTCCACCATTCTTTAATATAATTTTAGTCATGGTGTCCAAATAACTATTTATAATATTGACAAGCCCTTCAGGGTCATTATTATTTTTATAGTGTTCTGATATTGGAGTAAACCCTACAATGTCCATGAATAGGAATGTCATTTCTTCTCTTTTACCACCTAACTTTAATAAAGAAGGATCTTTTTGTAATAACATAACTTGTCGTGGATCAAGGTAAGTTTCAAACTGTTTCTTAATTTGCTGTCTTAACATATATTGTTTATAAAAGTTATTAAAACTGCCTGAGGTAAAGGTTATTATATATAATATTAATGAATATGTAAGGTCAAGGAGCATATACCATTTATTCCAAACATAATAAACAGTTAAGACTGATCCGAAACAAACGGCCAGAAATCCGATTCCAGAAGCCCAAACAGGTGCCCGATATATTAACAGGACTAGAAAAGCAGCAAGAACTGTCGATACGAGAATTTCTATTGCTGCCGTCCACAGAGGACGTGAAATGGAGTTCTCATCTAAAACAGTCTGAATCGCAGAAGCTTGTAATTGATGAGCAGACTGAAGACCAACTGGAGTTGGAATTTGAGAAGCCAATCCAGATGCAGTTAGACCTATTAGAACAATCTTACCATCAAGATTAGGTAATTCTGATCCATATTCTATTTCATTAAAAGTATAATTAGTATTAACCCATATTGAACCATTTGGATCAGTAGGTATCTGAAACGGTCTTAAAATAATTTCTTCGATTCCAACATCATTTACTTTAATAGTATAAGAAGGTTTATTATTGGCAACTCTTATAAGCTCTAATGTAAATGAAGGATATAATTGATTGTTTATATTTGATAAAAGTGGTATTCTTCTTACTACTCCATCAATTTCTGGCATTCCATTTATTAAACCATGACCCCATGCACCAGCCTCTATCTCTGGTATATTAGTAACTAAACCATCATATGTTATAACCCAATCATTAGGTTCACCTGTTCCAAATATTGCTGTTCCCACATACGGGGCACTTTTACTTCTACCTCGTGGGTCTGCATCTTGAGATAGTATAACTCCATTGTCTTTTATCCATGATGCGAATACTTCATCTCCACCAAACCTATCAGATTCAGGAAACATAATGGTAAAGCCAATAAGTCCAGCATTTGCATTTCTTAAATCAGAAATCATTTGTGCAAACTGTTGCCGAGGAAAGGGCCACTGACCATATTTTTCCAGCGCTTCTTCGCCTATATTAATTAAAACTATATCTTCGGATTTTTTATCTGGTAGTGATTGAATATATTGGTCAAATACTACCAATCTTATTTGTTGGACTATATCTGGGTCCGATATACGAATGAATAATCCTAAAACTATTATTGCAATAGTAGTCCATATTGATGTTATATATTTCATACGTCAAAGTGTACGCTTATACCACATCCACAACTGCTTACTTCATGTGGATTTAAGAATTTAAAATATTCTTGTAGACCTTCTTGTATATAATCCAAGGTCATACCTTCGATATATGGTTTACTTTCTTGATCAATTAGAATATTAAACTTACCATAATCAATTACTTCGTCACCATTCCGAACTTGATCCTCTGCAAAGATATATTCAAAACCCGCACAGCCACCACCAGTTATACCAACTCTTACTGAATTGACATTTCTTTCTACTAATTTAATTATGGCTTGGTCTGTTAGTTCTATCATTACATTCCATTTTCAGGATATAGTTGATTATGTTTTCTGTGTTTAGTTTTTTCTTCCCAATGCTCAATTGCCTTTTTAATACTATCTTCGGCCAAAACTGAACAATGTATTTTAATTGGTGGTAACTCCAATGCATCTGCTATATCTTTATCTTTTACAAGTTTGGCCTCGGCTATTGTTTTTCCTTTTAACATTTCAACAAACATTGTTGACGATGCAATTGCTGAACCACAGCCGTATGTTTTAAACTTAACATCTAATATTTCATCAGTATCTGGATCCAATTTTAAATCTAATTTCATTACATCACCACATGCAGGAGCACCTGACAAGCCTGTAGCGACATTAGGATCATTAGGATCAAATCTACCAACCGAATGTTTTTCTGGGTTGTTTAAAACTGATTCAAACCTTTCTATTACTTTTTTACTATATGGCATTAACTAAATTTCCTTTGTACCCATTTAAAAATAGCGTATATAGTTAATCCATAAAAGGCTAATACGCTCATTGGTAATGCAATATAAGCTAATTCCCATGGAGATAAGAATAAGACTTGCCAAGTAAAATCAGCTACTGCTTGGGCATCACTTACGCTTTCTGGTTGAATTGAATCTGGAAATGATATTTCATTCTCTTCGAAGAGTTCTAAAATCTCTTCATATTCTTCTTCAGTAAGACACTCGTAAAACTCTGGTGGACATTCTATCATGTTAATTTCCTTGTGTTACTGAAACTGTACATCCGCCGACTGTAAAACAATTTTGAGTTAAATTATAACTCATATTTGTTCCGCCTTGTTGTATTAGATTTAACGTTGTTGGTTGATTACCTTGTAATCTTATTTGTGAATTATGAGAACCAGTACCTGATTGAACTACAGTTGTTTCTGATGT